AATTATCTAAACTCCAAAGACCTGGTTCTAAAACTACAGTTGATGCGTTTACTGCACTACCAAAACCAGAAAAGTTTGTAGCGTTCGTAACTGTTGCACCACTGCTGTGTGCTTGTCCATTTGATGTACCAATCGTTGCTGTACCATTTGTACCTCTGGTGATACCAGTTAAATCGTTAGAACTTACTCCTGTATAAGTTATCAATTCATTACCAACTGCTATTGTCCCACCACCTGTTGGAAAACCTGTAACAGATGTTAAAGTTATCGCTGTACCAGATCCTCCCGTACCAGCAGTGTCCGCATTTAAAGCACCATTTAAAGTTGTTGTTGCAACTCCAGATACTGTGCCTCCAAAGTTACCAATACCAAAACCATATCCATAAGACTGAGCTGCAGGACCAACTTTTTCATATGGTATAACACTACAAGATCCACCACCCGCTGCACCGGTTGTGGTCTGTGATCCTGTTACAATAGCAATCAAAGATGATGTTACTCTTGTTACTTGAAATAATTTATCTTCAAAAGCAGCATCAGTTAGACCAATACCACTTGGAACGGTTACATTATCTAATAAAATAATATCACCTGATTCTAAATTATGAGCTGAAGAAAATGTTAAAGATACTTCTTGTGTTGCATCTTGAGCAGACATAACAACAGAACTAATCGTAGCTTTTACTGGTGTAACATCATGAAGTTGTCCTTCAAAATATATAAGCAAAAATTTATCTGAACCTAATGCAACATATCGGTTACCATCTAGATCAACAAAAGAGTGTTGTTTTCTAACTACACCAACTATTGAATCTGAAACTAAAGAAGACCAGCCACCAACTTTTTCTGGTAGACCATATCTAAATCTAACATTGTCGGAATCTATCCAACGATTTTCTGCACCTGCTGAAGTATTTTGTTTGTCTATTCCAGGTCTAAATTTAAACTCAACTAGAGCCATATGATTGCTCCTATTGATTAGTTGACTTCAATACCCAGCCGACAGTTACATTAGCATAAACAAGAGTTGATGCTTGACCATTAACATTTAAAACTAAGTTAGAAGTTCCCGCATTTATTTTGTGACTATTTCTATTTATCGTAAGATTGTTTGATGCAAAAAAGTTACCACCGTCTATTATAGTAAGCTCATCCCCGGTAGCAGCTGCTGCTGGCAGAGTTATTGTTATAGGGTTAGTGTTCGTAATTGCAAAAATTTGTTCTCCGGCTACCGCTGTGTAAGCAGTTACACTTGAAGAGTTTACCGTTAAATATCCTTTATCCAGTAAACCTAAATTTACATTTGTAGCATCTGAATATACTAATACTTTTGATCCTGAAGGAACTGTAACTCCTGTTCCTGAAACAGTTTTGATAGTTAATGTTTTTATGGTTCCAGAACTTTCTCTTGTTGTTGCATCTTCAAACACCATAACTCTTTCTGCACTATCAGGAACTGTTACAGTTCTGTTTGCAGTTAAAGTTCCAGTAAGTTTAAAATAAATATTTTTACCATTTGATGTTGCACCATTGTCTAAAGCTAATGCTACATCACCGCTACCAACAGCCAATGATAAATATCCTGTAGATAATTGTTCTAGTATTTGTAAATTAGTATTAGTTATATTACCCCAAAGACCGGCCTTTTCACCAGTGGTAATTAATTCTAATTTTGAATTTGTTGAAAAACTTGATGCCATATTAAATCGGGTCTATTTCTACCCAAACACTATTTGTGTTTGGATCTATTTCACTCCATGTTATTGCCGTCGCATCCTTAACTGTTATGGTCAAAGGTGTTGCATCAGGCGTTACATTTGCCTTACCAATCAGTGTAACACTTCCTGTGCTTAACGTCAATTGGTTTCCAGTTACTGTTGCGTTAGCAGCTGCATTAATTACTACGCCTCCTGTAGCTAAAGTTAATCCGCTTCCTGCAACAGTTACATTAGCTGCAGCATTAATTACTATATTACCTGTAGCTGCTGTTAAAGGATTTCCTGTTACATTAACAAGAGCTCCTGCTAGTGATGTAGCTGATCCTATGGATAAAGTTAAAGGATTACCTGTTACAACTACAGAAACATTAGGATCAAATATGCTACTTGATATTGGTAGCTCGGATATAGAACTAAGACCGAGCATTTATTACGCTCCTTTAGGATACTTAGTTTTTACAGCCTGTCTATGTTCCTGAAGTTTAGTTAAAGTATCGCCACCATCTAATAATGCGTGAATACATTCCTCATGTGATGGATACTCTGCTTGTCTATTTCTTTTCCATTCTTCTGAGTCATATACTGCTTGTAACTCAGTCTGTTTTATTGAAACCTCTGACCAAGTAAATGGTTGTGTGTCAGAAAAAATAGCTGAGTTATTTTCATCTGAACCAGAGATATATTTTACATTTGCTTTGTATTCAGCTTCATTAGTTGGATTACCGTGAACAACAAACTGAACATTATCATCTAAAGCTTTTATTGCTTGTGCTATACTTATCATTAAGCCTCCACCTCTAGTAATGTCATTGTTGATGCTTTATCACCATGTTGTGCACCAAACTGTGGTTTATTATTAACATTAGATACTTGCACCTTGTATGTAGTAGCCGAAGTGGTGTTAGGGCTATCTTCATAAATAGTTGACCAAATACCTGCGTGTGCAACAGCACTTCCATCATAACTATAGGTTCCTATACCAACATCTTGTAAAGTACCTGCATCATTACCCCAAGTTTCAACTGCTGTGCTACCTCTTACTATTCTTACATCTGTATTCATTCTATGATCTGAGTTTTGTTGGTATTGTAAAAAAGCCATAGCAGGAATGACTAAAATTTTATTTGAAGAACTTGTAGGTGTTATTGTTGCTGTAATCCCTGTATCCACATAAGTGCTATCACTTGTAACATTTACAGCAGTAGTGGTTCTACTAATAACTTTTTGCACAATTTTACCTTTAGCAAAGCTAGATGCACCTGTACCACCATTAGCCACTGGTATTATTCCTGATATTGCATTTGCTCCGCCTAGTCTAGTTAATGCCATTATAATTTAAATCCTCCAAAAATATTATTGTATCCATTTGAGTTTGCTAAATCAGATGTACCACTATCAACATTTATATTTGCATAAAGTTCAACATAATCAGATGCAGATAAATTAAGTATTCCAGAAGTTACAAAAACTCCTTGACTTTGTGCCTGTCCAAATTGCCATTGTGGAAAATAAACAGCAGAACCATTTTTATACATTCTTAAACTACCACCTCTAATATTTCCTGAACTATAAACAGATACATAACCATATAAAAAATAGTTTCCTGCTTTACCACTTGGAACTGTAAATCTTCCAGTTGAAGTATCTGTGGCTGAATCAGTATCAATAACATCCTGATTAAAAATAATTTTTACAGCACTATTGTCTGATAAACCTGTTTGATCACTATCTCTTCTCATTTGAAAAGCTGGGGTATTACTCTCACCAAATCCTGTGGCTGTTCCAGAATTAGTTATTGTTGCACCAGATGGAATAGTAATTGTGTCACCAGATGCACCGATAGTAATTGTGTTACCACTTTCGTTGATAATGTTATTACCGTCTGCGTCCTGTATCGTGTCTACTTTTAATATACTTGTCATTATGCTCCTAGTTTATATCCTAAAAAATAAGATACATCAGATGTTCCTTCGGCATTTTTAGCACCACCTGATACTTGTCTTGTTTTAAATTCTACTGTATCACCCACTGATAAATCAGCAGCCACTCCACATTGATAATTTATAGTTCCGTTTTGACCTTGAAAATATCTTGAAGCTGTTAATCTAGTTGATGAATTTTTATATATCATTGCTCTTGCTTCATCTTCATTTGTTAAATTTTGTAATTGAATTGCACCATAAAACCAATACTTACCAGCTTGACCTGTTGGCACAGTAAATTTATAAGTGCTTGTATCAAAAGCAGAATCTGTATCCCATAATTCTGCCGCCATCTGAACTGTTGTATCAGTACTATCAGATATAGATTGTGTTGTATTTAAATAAGAATAAAAACTTGGTCTATTAACATTTAAAGTAACACCTGATCCAATAGTAATATTACCAGATCCAGAGCTAGTTGTTATTTCACCGACTTTTAATGTTCCGTTTGCCATTATATTCCTATTCTATCATTTTATATAAAACTAATTGAACATTATCGTCAACTACGTTTATGGCTTCAGAACCATAAACAAAAAGACATACAGTTT